CTGCAACTGCTGCAAAGAACATATCAGGGCTTATTAGGAAAATAGAGTCATTTAAATCAAACTATGCAGGAAAAACATTCACTACTACATTTGTAACTAATAAAGTAACCAATAGTTCTGGTGGTGGAGGTGGAGGAAATAGTTCAGATAAGACCAATAAAACTGAACGTACCTCTGTTACTAATGGAACTCCAATTCCAGCTAATCTATCCCAACCTAGAACATCAGAACCAGCACCAATAAGTGACGAAACTCCTGTAACAAAACCATCCTTATTCTCAAGAGCAGTATCAAGAGCCACATCAGCTTTTAAAGTAATCAAACCTAAAGTTACAATAAACAATGACACAATAGACTCATCTGTAAAATATAGCATAGAATTATTTAAAGAGTTAGAAAATGCTATATCAGCAGTAACAAATGAAATAGCTCTATTAGACAAAAAAATGGAACATGCTACAGGTGATGAGAAGATTAAATACTTACAGGAGCAAAATAAATTATTTGCTCAACAAAAAGATTTAATAAAACAACAACAAGATGGATATAAAGCTGAAAGTAACAGACTTAAAAATAGATTAAAAGAAAAGAAAATGGGCTTTAAGTTTGATGATACTGGAAATCTAACTAACTATGAAGAAAAGTTAATATCAATAGAAAAAGAATTAGACAAATTAAATTCAAAGTCTGGTGACAAAGAAAATAAAAAAGATGAATCCAGAAAAAAAGAGTTGGAAGAAACTAAGAAAGTCCTTGAAGAATATATTAAAGTTACATTTACAGAACTGCCTAAATGTGAGCAAGAATGGGAAGAATACAATAATAAAATTAAAGAACACAATGAGGAATTAAGGAAAGCACAAGAAGAAATGTGGAAACTTAATAAGAATTCCACATGGACTTCTATGTACAAAGATGTAGAGCAAGTAAATAATGAAATAGCAATGATAGATGTATTACTTAAAAATGCTACAGGTGATGAGCAGATAGAGTTGTTAGAAAAGAAAAAAGAGTTAATGGCCAAGAAGGCTAAAGAACTATCTGAAACAACAGCATATCTTCAAGAAACACAAAAAGAGCTACAACAAAAGCTACAAGGCTATGGATTTACATTTAGAGATAATGGCGATATAACTAACTTCATTCAACATAAAAATCAACTTAAAAAGAACATGACTGATGAAGAATTTAAAAGAATGGAAGATGCAGCAGAGGGATATTTGGATTTATTAATAAATAAAATACCTGATGCTAATAAGGAAATTGCTGAATCTAAGAAAGAAATTGAAGCATTAAATAAAGAAATTCAAGATGCTTATAAAGACCAACTCAAAGAAGCTCAAAGTCTACAAGAGAAAATTAGAGACATGTATAAAAAAGAACTTGAAGAGAGACTTAAAGAAATAGACAAGGAAACTAAAGCTAAAATTGATTCTCTTAAAAAGCAACAAGATGCTTACAATGATTCAAGAAAAGAAGCCAAATATAAAGATGATTATGAAGAACAACAAGATGTAATAAGTGATTTAGAAAAACAAATAGCAATAGCTGAAAGAGATAGTTCTTTAAGTGGTCAGAAGAAACTTAAAGATTTACAAAAACAATTAAAAGAAGAACAGAAGAAATTACAGGATTTAGTACAAGACCATGTAGACGACCAAGTCAATGATATGTATGATAAGGAGTCTGACAGACTACAAGAAGAAGCAGATAAATTAAAAGAAGAGTTAGAGAAAAAATACTCAGATGAAAATTTAGTTGATTTAATTAATGAAGCAATCAGTTCTGGTAAATTTGTAGGTCTTGATGGAGAAGTTGAGAAACTTCAAGATGCTATCATTGAATACATAAACAAATATGAAGATGGCATGTTGGCAATGGGTTCTGTTACTAAGCAAGAATGGCTTGATACACTAAAAGAAGGTAAAGAGACATTAGAAGATATTAATGACATATTAGATGAATTAGATTTAAGTAAGTTTGCTATGCCTAATTATAATCCTCCTTCAAATTCTCGTTCAAGAAGTGCATTTCCAACATCTTCAGTTAATTTTAATTCACCATTCTTTGTTGTTCAAGGAAATGTAACTAAGGATACTATGAAAGACTTGGAAAAATTTGGTAGAGATTTAGAGAATAGAGTATATAGAAAAATAGTAGAAAATATTAAATCATAGATTATTTATATAGACAAAGGATTTTAAGTAGAAATCCAGATTTCTCTAATAAAATCCAGATTTTATTTCAAAAAATAATATGTATATGGTATAATAGTAATATAAATGATATAAATTTATATCATAAAGACATAAAAAAAGAGACTACAACTATTTGTGCTAGGGTGTCTCTTCATAAATAAGCGAAGTGTTAATTAGAGGAAGAATCACCTGAATTGCCGTTCGGGTGATTCTTAATTTTTTGCAACGTTTTCTTAAACTCATCTATTTCTTTAAAGAGTCTATTTAAATTCTGAACCAACTTAATCAAACTAATAATTATAGTTGTAAGAAATGTTATTATCGTTAACAAACAAATTAGATATTTCATAATATCATATCACCTCCCCTCTTGATTTGACATGGGAAGGCTTATGTATATGAAGATTCACCCTAATAGTTTTTTTTATGTAGTCTCTAAAAATATTATACCATAAATTACCAATATGTTAAATTTAATATTATATTGTCTACAATTGTAAAAGAATATTGTGTTCTAAGAAGTTATTCTATTAATAATATAGCTTTTTTATTTTTCAATGAAGATAATGACAACATTGACTATTTTGATAATATTGGAGTATAATAGTAATATAAATGATATAAATTTATATCATAGGGACATAAAAAAGAGACTACAAACTATTTGCTGTAGGGTGTAGTTCTTAAAGTTAACAATAAAAAGAATAGATTTATGTATTACTTTCAGAATCACTAGACCCGCCAGTCTGGTGATTCTTTAGTTTCCTAATAGATGCTTTCAAGTTTAAGATTGCATCTATTAGCTTTGTCAAATGATTGATTATTCTTGTAATCATAATTATCATTATTAAAAACAAAACTAAGTACTCTATAGTCTCACCCCCTTTCTTACTGGGGATTTTAACTAAAGAGCCATCACCCTAATAGTCTAAACTGTAGTCTCTAAAAATATTATACCATAATTTTCCAATATGTTAAATTTAATATTATATTGACGACAGGAGTAGAATAAAGATATAATACAGATAACAGAAAATTTAAAAATTTTACATAAGAATTACTACTTATCTATGCCACCTTAAAAAGTGGCTATTTTTCTATTCTGGTATATATTTAAGGGTGTTACAAATGATAAATAATATAGAAGATTGTAAGCTTCTTATTGAGGCAGAAATAAGAATGAAAGATATAGATGAAAAAGAACTAATATCTCAAAGGGATATTCTGAAAGACCTAAATATTAATGAAAAAGACCTTGAAGATATTGAAGTGAATTTTGAATAATGAAATGATTTATAATATACCTATTTTAAATATGTATTAGTTGATATCAGTAATCGTCTTTATCTAGTGATTTTTTATTTATTAACTGTAAACGAATCTGTTTTACAAAAAACGTATCTGTGGTATAATAAAAGTAAGGAATTTAATCTACTTAATACAAAGAGTGATTGTTTCCTTAAAGTTAATTAAAAATCAATTTATCTTTTGAAACTACTCTTATTGGCGTTTGAGTGGTTTTTTGCTTTATCATATATGTAACAAGCTATTAAACTTGTTACAATATTTAGATTAATAAAATATTTTAGCTCATCTTAATTGATGGGCTTTTCTAATACAAAGAAGGTGATAAAATATGCATTTTAATGTGAATCTTAAACAGATAAAATCTGATTACACATTAACCATTCACAAGATGAACAAATCATTTTTAGGTCAAATCCCAATCAACTTTTTAAATTCTATAAAGCGTGAGCTTGGTGGAGTAGATGAAATACAACTGACCATTCCAAAATATATTACAGATAGATTTTTATTTAATAAAATAATAAATCCCATTTTTGAAGAAGTAAAAGAAGAACGTCTTATTTGTCTTAATAATAAAGAATATTTTGTAGTTAAGAATGTTGTGACTACAGACGATAAATTAAAAGTAGTAACAGCTAAATCTAAAGAAGTTAAACTAGGAAAAATTGATGTGAATATTGAGGACTATGGATTACAGATGTTTACCAAAGATGAAGAAGCATCTATTATATCTCTTAATGATTATTTAAAACAAGAGACAGGCTGGAAACTTGGTTATGTGGATGATTCAATTGCTTATGAAACTGATAGTGAAGGTAATAAGAGAGAAAAAGTAAGATGGCAAGAGAGTATTAATTCTAATTGGTTAGATTATTTCAATAATGAACTAAAAGAACAATTTGAGTGTATAGCTGATTTTGACACTTATAATAATTTAGTTAATTTGTATCATATAGACAGTTTTGGAGATAACATTCAGTTATATTTATCTCATGATAACTACATAAAATCACTTGAAAGAACTACAAATAGTGATGATATAGTAACTAGACTGAAGCTTGAAGGTAGTGAAGATATGAATGTAATAGGAGCTACAGTTACAGGATATGATTACATTGAGAATTATTCTTATTTCTTAGACAATAAAGAAATGAGTGAAGAACTTAGTAAAGCTATAAAGAAATATCAAGAAATGAATGAAATAAGAGAGCCAATTTGGAGAGAATTAATAGATACAAAGCTTAAGAAACAAAGAGAACGTGATAGTAAAAGCAACGAATGGCAAATGGTAATAGAAATGATAAGTAAGAAAAAAGATATAAAAAAGACATATGATAATCCACAACATAAAGATGAAGTAAATTCAGCTAAAATAGCAGTAGAGATAAGTGAACTAGAAGATAAAAAAGTAATATTGGATGTTCAAATAAAACATTTAGAAGAAGAAATAGCTAAGTTAAATGAAAGTATAAAAGATATAAATATTCTTTGTAAGAGGGAGACTTCAACTGATGAGGATGGATATTTAATATTTAATGAGGTTCTATTAGATGAATTAAATGAGTTCCTCTACTATGACACTTATACAAATGATGCTTTTTTAAAAGTTGAAGATTTAATAGCAGAAGGTAAAAGGCAATTAAGTTTGAAATGTATTCCAACACGAGAATGGACTCTGGATGTTATAAACTTCTTAGATAGAATTATAGATATTAATTTTAGACAACATTGGAAGGGAGATTTAAGTCTGGGAGATATTATAGTGTTACATAGCAAAGAATCTAAAGAAGAAGAATTAGTATATTTTACATCTTTTACCCAGAATTTAAAAAATGGGAAATTGGATACTTTAGAATTAACTTTAAGTAATAAAAAAATAAAAGAAGATGACAAAAGAACTATAGCTGATTATTTGACTAAAGCTGAACATGCAACAAGAACATTGAACTCTAAAAGACATTTATTTATTCAGCAACAGAAGAAAAGAATTAACCTACCAGATGAATATATTCCTAAGAAAAATATACAAAAGGAGCTGATGTAAATTGATATTGGATAATTCACCAGCAGATTCATGGATTAGAATTACTGGAGTAATTGTTACTTATAATAATACACTTTATCAGGTAGTAGATAAAGAAACAAATAAAAAATATATATACTGGGATGCTGATAATCCAGGGACATTGAAAGTTTCTAATGTAAGATTACCAGAAGGAAATACACAATTTTTAGTAGTTGTAAATGATAATGGAAAGCATACAGAAGTTCCTACAAACTCATCAATATTCAACATAACTTTTGATGGTAATTCAAGAAAAAATCCTGAAGAACAAATCTGGGGATTGTATGAAACTGATGAAGAACACAATGAAAAGTTTGTAGTTATTGAAAAAGATATTGATGGAATACATCAAACAGTTTTAGAAGTACAAGAAGATGCATCTCATATAAAAGAAAATATGTCTCTTATAGACCAGAGAGCTGAAAATGTAAATATATTAGTAAAAGAAGTTACTAAAAATTTTGGTGGTTCACAAGAAAATATAACATTAAGAGAAAACATAAATAAAGCTATAATTAAGTTAAATACAGACTTAGGAACATTTAGTTCTAATATGTCTAATTATTTTAATGATAATGAAGTTACAGATGAAGAAAAAGAAAAGATTGATATTGAACTTAATTTATTAGATACAGACAAAGCAAGTTTATATATAGAGCTACAAAAACTTATTGATAGAACTACTGGAGTAGACTTAGTAGCAATAAACACTTCAAAAACAGCATTGGATGCAGCAAGTACCAATCTAAACTCTATAATCAATTCAGTTATTTCAGATAGTATAATTACACCTTCAGACAGAATTTTAGCTATAAATGCAAATGCTCAATATAACTTAAAGATAAATGAACTTAAAAATACAGTGGATAGAATTTATATAACAGGTATGGGTGGAAGTATATCAGAAGAATTTTCTCAAATAAATGCTACAGCTAAAGAAATAAAATTAGAAGTAGCTAGAGTAGATGGTGTGACTAAAACTAATGCTGCTGAAATTAAATTAACCAAAGACGATATAACAATGATGGTTACAAGAAATGGCTTAGGTTCAATTGTAGGAATTAAACCTGATAAAATTGAATTTGGATTCAATGATATATCAAATTATGTAGAGATAAGCAGGAGTGGTCTAACAGTAAATCAAGGAGCTATAGCATGTGATATATTAACTACTCCATCTGGTCATGAACCAATAATCAGATTATTTGGAAGTAGTAGGTCTGGATTTGCAATAGATGCAAGAAGGTCTGATGGTTCTAGTCAAGCCTCAGCAATAAGATTAAAATATGATAGCAATAATTATTTTTGGGTAGGATATGATACTGCTGAGATTTATGTTGATGGAGAAGAACACTTTATTGTTGAAAGAGATGATACTTTTGTAAGATGTGGTGGAGCTACTTTTACATTTACAAATGGAGATAGTTTAGGTGTAGGATATTCATTTTATCCAGAGCGTTCTGTAACTGATTTAGGTTGTGAGCGTTATAAATGGAGATATTTATATGCTCGTTCTACTCTGAGTGAATCTGATAAAAAGTTTAAAGAGAATATAGTATACATAAAAGATATTAAGAATAGAACTCGTTCAAGTATCACTCCAACACCATTTTTAGATTTTATAAGAGATGATTTTAAACCAGCAACATTTGATTATATAGCAGAAAAAGATAGGACAATTGCAGATAGTCAAATAGGGTTTATAGCTAATGATTTTAAAGATAGTTATGTTGGAAAAACATTTCTATATGACTATGGAGAAGAAAATGGATTAATGTTTAGCCCATCTGGTTATACAACTGTTGTAGCAACTGCACTTCAAGAAGAAATACAAAAAAGAGAAGAATTAGAGATGATAATTAATGAATTAAACGAGAAAATTAATAATTTAGGAGGATGTTAATATGGAAGTAAATTTACAAAAAGCATATACAGTAGCATTTGAAGAGATAAAAAGTTTATATAATGAACTAATACTTTATAAAGCACTCAACATGCAACAACAAGAAGAAATTGAGAACTTGAAAAAAGAACTAGAAGAACAAAATAAAGAACAATAGGATGTGATACTTTGAAAAATTATGAAATAAAGAATCATACCATAGAAGTAGATTTTAGTAATTATAGAATAAATAAAAGATTACTAGACTATTTTATTTATAATGAAAATGATGTCAAAACAGCTTATATTGAAGCAATATTGAAAAACAAAGATGAAATAATAGATTTATCTGAATATGATAGAGTTTTAGTTAGTATTACAAAATCAGACGGACAAAAAGTTAATGGTGAATGTGAAGTTGTAGATGCAGAAAATGGTGTTGTAGAGATAGAACTTAGCCGACAAGCATTGGCTTCTGTTGGTATAAATACATTTCAACTATCCCTTGTGAAAGATGGAACTTTACTTAATACTACAAATCTTTATTATAGAGTTGAAGAGGGTATGATTAATGATGATGATATCACCTCAACTGATGAATATGGAGTATTATTGGTAATAATAGCCCAAGCAGAAGAGATTATAAAAAATAATAAAGAGTTGACCAAAAGAGTTGAACAGCTTGAAATAACTATACTTGGAAATGAAGAAGTTAGAGATAAAGCAGAGCAGATTAGGATTTATAATGAAGATATAAGAAACATACAAGAAGAAGAAAGAGAGTTTAATGAGTTAACACGTCAAAACCAAGAGGCAAATCGTGAAGAATCCATTCAGAATATGCAAATTCAAGTTGATGATAAACTTACAGATTGCCAACTCCAATTAGATGAAATGATAGATGCCAAGTCTGAAGAAATAGATAATATAGTTGATGATAAAATGCTTGATGTTCAAGCTCAAACAGACAAGAAGTTTCAAGACTTAGACACTAGAGCTAATAATACTTTTGATTTGTATGATAAGACATTTGAAGATAAACTTACAGATAACCAAGAGCAAATTGATTACAAACTTGATGAAGTAAATCAAGCTATATCTGATGTGGAAGATTGTATTGATGAAAGTACTACAAAATTAGATACAAAGATAAAAGAAGTAGATGACAAAATAGTTGAGGTAAATACTGCTAAAACTGATATGACAACAACTGTTAGTAATAAAATAACTGAATTTGAAAATAGGTTTGAAGAATTAGAAAGTCTTGATGCTAGAGGCGAATTAATACAAGCTAGAGAAAGTGTTGATGGGACTGTAAAGGATACTTTAAAAGATAGATTAACATATGACTTTGAGAAAGTTAACGAGAAAATAGCAGAAATGACTTCTGCTGCAACTAATGTAGCTTTTAGTAAATCTTATGTTGAATCAGATTGGATTGCTGATGGAGAATATTTTAAGCTTACAGTTAACCATAATCTTGTTACAGAAAACATATTTGTAGCTATATTAGATGAAGTAACTAAGAAAAGTATGACTAATTCTTATACTATAGTAGATTCTAATACAATAGAGATATTCAATGAACTAGCTATAAATGTAAGAGTAACGGTTGTAAATGGGAATACAAATAAAGAGGTTATACCAAATACAATAAATGATAATATAACAACACTAGATAGTACTTACTCTAGTGTTAAAATTGATGCAAAATTTGATGAGAGTCTAACTAAGATAAATGAAAATAAAAGTAATATAGCTACCAACTTAGAGAAAATAAATCTAATACAAAGTAAAGTTGGTTCGAGTGAATTAAGTACAGTATCTAAAAATATATCAGACGCAGTAAATGAATTAGATGCTAGTGTTAAAATTTTGCAAGAAGGTGGAAATTTAGGTCAACAATTAGACAGTTTAAAAGCCAAGTATGATGCTTTATCTGATAAAGTCTTAGATATATTAATTTATTTAGAATTAGAATCTGGTGCAGTGGATGAAGTAGGTCAATGGTATGATAATTTAACTGATTCAAAAGGTATTTTATCAATTGAAGGTCTAAGATTAGACACAGATAGAAGAAGAATATTTGGTAGTGAAGGGAATGTTATTTTTAATAAAATAGACATTCCTTTTTCTTGTTATAAAGTGAAATACATACATGAATTAGATGATAACTTTATAGAGACCATTTCAAATACCAGTACAGATGCTGGAGCTAATAGTATAGAACTTGAAAAGTTTTCTTATGAAGTTAAATAGGAAAGGAATGATTTAATGAAAGAAAATAAAATCTTACAGCGTGGAAGGTATTTAAATACAGATATATACTTTGATGAATTTAACAAGGATTTTGATAATTATGACTTTGTAGATATTGTAAGTGGTAATAACTATACTTTTGTTATTAAAAAAGATAGAACAGTCTTTTGCACAGGTTCAAATTCTGATGGTCAATTAGGATTAGGCGATACTACTGATAAATATTTATTTACAAAAGTTGATATAGATAATGTAAAAAAAGTCATATGTGGAAATAGTCACACTTTTATAATAAAAAATGATAATACAATCTGGGTGTGTGGTCGAAATTTTTATGGGCAGTTAGGTTTAGGTGATACTATTAACAAAAATGTATTTACTAAGGTTAATATAGATAATGTAAAAAAAATTGTATGTGGAAGTGGTCAT